TGTTTAGAAAATCAAATAATCCCATGTGTTAATCACTCCTTTAAAAAGTAAAAACAGGGATGTATTCCCTGTTGTCCAATATTTCCATATCGGATAATTCATACTCGTAACACATACTATGAACCAACGCCATGAAAGGGTCTGTCTTTCGTGACTTCGGCTCAATCTTTCCGAATATGAAGTTTCCGATATCGTTTTCTCCATCTTTTGCGACTTTTGATTTTTTCGCTCTTACAAGCTTGGTGTTATTCGTTGCCCATCTTAAACATGGCTGGTCTCCCCAGTAAAACCATTGATTTGCAAAGCATCTATCAATTATCGGATACGTTCGCATGATGTTTGACGGTCGTACCAGTCGGATGTTCTTGAGGTCCCAAGAGAAACCAATCTTTTCAAGATACGAACGCAACAACGTAAATCGATAGTAGTCGCACGCTACCAGTTTGATGTTATATTTCTGCATCATCTGCTGAATGTACCCTGTCGCAATCTCGGGGCTGATTTCGGGCTCGTATACAAGAGTAACAAGTCCTCGCCTTGCCCATTCTTCATAAGGCGCTTTGATTCGATGTAGTTCGGGACTTTGCATACAAATCCAAGCGTGATTGATATCGAATCTTTTGTCGCCATACTTGAAATGCAGATTGACGGCCATCCAGTCGGTGGTCTTGGAGAAGTCAATTCCACAGATGCATTCCCATCCGTCCTGAACTTCAACGGGCTTGTCGGTGCTCGCGATATTGTCCCATGACGTGACAGGTGCATCTTCAATCGATACTCTCCAGTTCATGCGCTTGGTCATGAAGTCCGGAAGTCGTGCAGGGTTCTCTTTCCATTCGGCATATTCGTTTTTGATTTCGGTCATCAAATGCGGAAAGTACTCGAGGGATGGACTTGCTTTGTGCCAACATTCAGGATCGTCAACCTCATCGGCTGAATCCAGTCTGCAGATAAACGGAAAGAGTCCTCTGTCTTCTCGTTTACCGTCAAGGATAGCCTGGCAATCTTTCAACAGGTCATCTAATGGACCGTCTACCACATTGCCGTTCGTGGTGTAGATGCTTCTGCGTGGCTCTGGCTTCTTTCCGAGTCCAGTCGTGAATACGTTGATGTTCGCTGTATTCTCATACTGATGATACTCGTTGAAGATTACGCACCCAGAACGTAAGCCATCCTTACCTTTTGCATTGTTCGTGTGTCCTTTGACAAAAGAGTGCCTGTCTAAACCTTCCACACTTTCGACTTTCCACTTGAACCATTTGGATAGTTTGGCCTTGTTGTTCTTCATCGCAGCGACTAAGTCCTTTACTGGTCTGAGCGATTGATCTTCATTGTTCGCGCAGATATCCACGTCATATTCTCTGACTGGATTGTATGGTGAGATAAGGCTCAGAGCTTCAAGAGATATGCATCCATCTTTTCCGCTTCCTCGACCAAGCATGCAGAACAATGTAGTCCATCGAGGCTGACCGTCCGTCTTGTATACGCACAAGTGACAGCCTAAACAGAACTCTTCCCATTCCATCGCTCTGAATCCGAGGTACTTGTCGAGTCCGAAATATTTTCGAGCACGTTCTTCGTGTACTATCAGAGTTTCGGTCTTAAAAATATGCTCGAGAATATATCGCCATTGCCATTGTGGCTGACAGTATCGATTCGGATGCTTATCCATTTTCGCAAAATAATTGCGTACAAAAAAAGGCAGTTCTGTAGCTTGGCTAGAGTTCATCTACATCATCTGCCGTTACTATGTTTTCAGGTGAGATACCCAGCTTCATGAGTGTATCTTGTTTTTGCTTTACTGTATTGATTAACAAGCCTACACTGTCATTCTTTTTATAGACGATCTTACCGGCATTCGTTTCCGATTTGACCGACACACCTCTTTTAGCGATATCATCTCGCAATTTCCATTCAAGTTTACACAACTCAACATACGAATCTACTAAATCTAGAAAGTAGCTGGTTGCCGTTCTTTTTAATTCTAACTGTTCGATGAGGTCACTTCTGATTTTATTTAGTTTGGATTCATTCATCTATTCAGCCGTCCTTTCTTCACACATAAAAAAGTTTTTAACTTGTCACAAGCCCTCTCCCTTTACCCTCCGTTCTATCCCTCTACCTTAAATCGAATTTTTTCGACCGGGGGGTATGGACTACCATCGTTCAGGCGTGAGGACCTTCTTCGCTTCTTTCTCTTTTCTTTCCTGTTCTTTCTTCTCTTCCTTCATGCGAGCGATGAATGCTTTCTCTTCGTTTGCAATCTTGAACTTGAGTTCCTTTTCAGGATGAACAAGCTCATGGCATTGATGACAGAGACTTATCAGATTGCGATATCCCTCTCGATCGTATGCGTTCATTGCTAGCTCTGGATACTCATCCAAGTGATGCACATGATGGATTGTATTCGCTGGTCGATACCGATGGAACACGATCCGACAGATTACGCATTCGTTATGGTCGAGTCTAAGGATTGACTTCCTAAACTGTACCCATCTGTTACGCTTATAGAAGCGATAGCCTTCACCGATGGATTGCCAATGCTTCAACAGTTCCAACTCACCTTGTCCAATGCCTTGTATAAACAGATGTTCACACTTCGGCAATGCCTGGATAACTTTGTCCTCTTCTTCGATACCGTTTGAATGCATACATACCTCAACAAATAAAATTGGACTGCCATCGCTGACAGTCCTAAGTTAGAAAGGAGATTGAGAAAAATACATGAAAGAAAAAATCATAGAAAGAAATTAATTCATGCAGTTTGAATCATGGGTCAATAATGGAGAGCTATGTATTATATATCAGCTCTCCGACTTACCCATTCGCTTCTACCCTATGAAGCTCAATAACATATTATCAGTTAATTGCGCCTAGTTAACTAGATGTTATATTTTAATCTCCAATCCTCGCATTACGCTGATCATGTGTTCGTATGGATTCTCATAGCCGTGAATGTGACTCATCTTTCGATATGGCATCTTGTTAATGAAGTCAATCATAAACTTGTCCTGATTGGTATGTGCAATAACTTGACGCTTATATGACTCGGCAAGTTCAAGCCTTGCCTTTACCTTCTCACGGCATTCTAAAATCTCCTGTTCATCACTCAATAGATTGTTGATTTTTGTTGAAGTTTCAACATGAGAATTTTCAACCTTTATTTTGTCAAAGTTACCGCTTGACGGAAGGCTCGCAAGATCGTCAAGCTTCTGCCGAATGCGTCTGAGCTGGTCAGTATACTCGACCATCAGACTTTCATAGTTCTTGATTCGGTGAATTTCTGCCATAATAAATTTTGCATTAGCTTCCGTCATTGTTCTACCTCCTTAATTTGCAAAAGTATGATATCCATACTCTTTCTCAATTCTCTCCCTTAGATTCTTGATTGTAGTCTTGAGTCCGTAGTTCTCACGTTTGAGCTTATCCACTTCTTTGCGTAGATTGATCAGCTCTTGATACTCTTCGACTGGAACAACAACTTTGTTATCGTCTAATAAGTCACTTGATGTCATGATTCATCTTCGCTTTCTACAAAGTGTTTACACGGTCTTTCCCATGGGTCGCATTCGATATCGCAAGCTATGCCGTAAATCAGATTGGAATAATCCCAAAATACACTTATACAATGGTCACAAAACACACAGTCGTGATCGTCTTTGCAACTTACCGTAATTCCGCCTTTCGGATGGATTGGGTCTTCAAGAAAATACTCTCTCATGCCTTACTCCCAATCGTTCCGAGTCGGAGCGCTGCCAATCAAATAACCGAACCATACACCTGCTAACCATACGATACTGTAAATAATAATTGCTTTCATTTGTTCTTCCTTTCGTATTCGATATACTTTCGACCTTTCTTTTGATTGTATTCACACCCTGCGAAGAACTGATGATACCAGTCATCCGAGTCCATTGCCGTTTCACATTCCTGACACGTTCCACAATGACAAGTCTTCCCGGGCTTAAACTTCTCGCAATTCCAGCACATGCTTTCCTTGAACCATCGCCAACATGGCTGACATTCATTCTGATAGTTGAATAGTGTTAGTTCTTCCATCGTCTCAACTCATACTTTCTTTTGAATAGCTTTGTCAGTGCCTCGCCGATCGTGCGACCGACTGCATCCAGAGGTTGATCCATCCACTGGATTGACAGGTACTGCATGTAGTAGTAAACGCGTCCGTCTACTGTCTTGAGTATCTCCATCGTGATTTGATCGCCGTCTTTATCGCTTAGCATAGCAACCTCCAAACGAGAAATATCATAATGGTGATATCGGTGATTAATACAATACCTGCTAGTTTCATATTGTCATCGTCAAGAGCGTCTTCAAATACCTTTGTCGTAATCGCTGAGTATATCGCTATGAAACCTAAAAAAGGCACTAAACGGATAAATTCTGCCGATGTCATGATTCTCTCCTTTCAGCGTTAGCGCAATACCACTCTCTTGTTTGATACATAAGAAATACAGCGCATCTTCCCTGCAATGAATTATTTACCTGCGTCCACCATTTACAATCTTTGCATCGAACCAGTTCCTTTTTTACAGGGATTGGCGGAAACAAGTCTTTTGGCGGTTTCCAAATGAGAATATCTCCATCATCAGCAGAATTAACTTCAATAATAAATTCTTTTTTAATCATTTATTTCTCCTCAAGTACACTTCGAATCAAATCCATAATCACCTCTGCTATATCTTCCGCCTCTCCTAATGATATAGCCCACTCATCACAAAGGTCTTCGCTTGTATCGTTTCCCATAGCACATGGGTGTTCTATATTGCTTTTGTTAAAGTAATAACACGTATCGCACCGTGGATTTTCAACGGTTTCAATAAGCGCAAGCGTGATTGCTTCACCTAGTGTCATTGTTCTACCCTTTCATAACGCTTGCAAATTCTTAATATTCTTTTTGTTTGTATATCTTCGATTGATTGCTTGACTTTGCATCCAAAACGGACGTACTTGTCGCAAGCCTCACACGATCGTGTTAATTTGCAGTAAGAGTGAAAATATCCATATTTGCGATAACCTTCTTGTCTGCCTTTTTCAAGTTCTTTAAGGTTCATTCTTCTTTCCCTTTAGCGTTCGAACAATAATCATTTTCTTCTCTATATGAATCATCTAAGTCACATTCATAAAATGGTCCGACATAAGATTCCTGATAGTGTGCACAATCTTTGCATCTGATTAGTTCTGTTATAGGACAATCATCTGGACGAGTGCCTTTTTCGGCATAATTCCAAACGTAATCATTTGATTCTTTCAGCCCACAATATTTAGCGGTTCTGAAATAACAACCTATACACCCATTTCTCGGTAGTCCGATACCGTCAACCATTATACTCATTCTTCTTCCACCTCATACGGTTTCGGCAACGGTTGCCATGCAATGACTTCAAGCAATCCAAAATCCTTGTTATGAAATTGCTTGTAACGATAGAACGCAATATCGACAATCGGTAAATCGTTATCCTTGTCAATAAAAGTCACAAGGTTCAAAGTGTAATCAACCGGCAATCTTTCACTTACTGGAATCCATTTGCCTGCCGTTGGAATGTTCGATAAATTCATTTCAATGTCTCTAATGGAAAATCTTGTTTCTTGTGGACTGAATCCGTGCTTATCTACGAATTCGTCCCAGTACCATTTCACGACTGCATCTGCATCAATTAAGCGTGACATTTCTATCTCACCTCGAATAGCGCCTTCTTAATACGGTCTTCTCCGATTTCATCAATGGCTTTTTGTGCTTCTTGCTCTAAGTCAAAATATATCGCTCCTTGAAGCGGATACATATCTTTACAGATTACTACCATGTTATACTGTAAACCCAAACGATAATTAACGTCTTTCCTAGCCCATCTTCTTCCACCATACTTAAGCAGTAGGGTTTCTACTTTTCTGCAATCGACTTCTTTGCTAGCTTCTTCTTTGGTAAGGAATACGTTTCCGGCTGAACGCATTTCCTCGTCAAAAACGGTATCTTCCCATATACAATTTTCAGTAATATCACCGAACGCATTAATGGATATAAATTTATCTCCATAAACCAAATCCCATACTGATTTAGGTGTTGGCTTTTTCTTTAATACATCGATACAAATTCCTGATATATCGTCATCGTTGTCCAATCTATGAAACGCTTCTTCAAAATCAAATTCCCTTATTTCGTAGTCTCCATACTTTTCCATCAAGTCCTTAAGCTTCATACACCTTCATCCTCTCTAATCCAGTTATATCCTCCAGCCATGCCACACATATACACGGCTCGATTGATCGCCTGTCTTGTTACGCCAGCCCATCTCGCTGCGAGCGTTGCACTCGGAAAGCGTTCCTCAGTTTCTACGCAGATAACCGGCTTATCTTTTCCGTACTCGATTACTCGATGTCTCATATTAACAGGAGTAACTTGTCCAGCGTATAACGCCCACACAGAGCCATCTTCAAATTGAAACGCATAAGGTGGATAATAACCCACCTGTCTGCATTTCTTGCCGATATAGGCGCTCTTAGGTCTGCCAAATCGATTGATCATATCTCCTTCACCTGTTTCTGTCAGCTTTGTAAAGATGAAGGGATATTCTTCTTCTGAGGTCATGATTGCTCTCCTAGATGCTTGCATATCGCACGCTCTTCATCTGACAGACTCCATACTTGAACGTTGATTCGTTCGGCTGTGATTCGTTCGGCTGTGATTCGTTCGGCTGTGATTCGTTCGGCTGTCGCTTTTTCCGATAGCAATAGCCCCCCCCCGAAAATGCCTTTGCCGTACCCTCGCTGTGATTTTAGCGAATTCACTCGGACAGCATGCCCTTTCGGTACTCGGAAATCGGTGCCGTGGATGCTGAACCAGTTCGATTTCGCAGCGGTCAATAGTTCGGGTGGATATTCGTATTTTGGCAACGTTGCCTTGCCTTTCGATGCGAGCTCCTTGCTTTTGTTCGTGACAAGCTCCGATAAATCGGGGCACGTTCTTACCACCCAATCCTTTTCGAGGTTTGTGACGAACGATGTCGCAACATTTGCGCCGTTCTCGTAAATAATTGACGATGCTGTTGTCAAATAGCATAAACGATCGTCGTAAGTTCCGAAGGCTGTCAATGCTGGACAAAATAAGAAGAAAGGCACGCTGTGACGCATATAAAAGGTTTTGATTTCTGCCAAGATCGAAAACGGCGGATTATCCACAACGACGCAGTTGTCGGGATAATCGAAATTTAAATAATCGCCTCCTGGATAGAACGGTCTGACAAAATCGGCTTTATTAAGTCCATATTCATTGGCAACCCAGTCGGCAATTACTTCATAAACTTCGTCTGGCGTATAGCAGTCATCTGTGGTTTTCTTTGGTTTAAATTTTTCTTCAAATTTCTTATATTCCTCGTCTAATTCAGCGAATGAAATTTGTTCA